GCCGCTCGGTTACATGACCGTGAGTCGTCATCGCCTCTTTGATGATGGCGTTCCAGCCTACAGCAATCCTAGAGAAGTTCTCGAATGCATCCCCGTAGTCCTTGGCCCTCTGTCCATTGATCAGTTCTTTTGCTGTGTCTAAGACTTCATCACGTTTCATCTTCAAAATCCTCGGCAGTGAACTCGTATAAACCTAAAGCGTCTTGCAGCGCACTTGCACGGCGTCTGGTTCTAAAAAACCCTGCATGTTCTGGGTTATGTTCCATAAATCTACGAGCATACCAAGCACGGTAGTTGTTGTTTAGCTTGAACGTAGACTTGCCATCTACATCTGCTTGGTCTGTCTCCCAGCGGATTCGCTCAAAAATAGCACTGACTGAGTAGTGCTTGAACCCTCGGTTAATAATCTCTGTAGTGAACCGAACAAACAGTTCGGTAACCTTGGGGTGTTTATTAGAGAATACTGCCGCCTCGGCATCGATCTCGTGTTTTCTAGTTAGTTTCATCTGAGTCTCCCTTTTGGACGGATAAGTTACCAACCTTTTCGTAATCTGACCCGAAGATTGCATCTAGCATCGGCTCCAGCATTTCTGCAATTACCCTCAGCTCATCCTCTGGTTTAATATCAGGGTTCTCTGTGACAAATATCAGGGTTCTTGCAATGGCTTCAGTTGCTTTCATAACGAATACCTATACTTGTTGTCGGTTTGTAAAATGTAGAGCGTGTGTCGGGCTCTGGTGACTCCAACGTAAAACGCGCGGTGCTCATCCTCTTGGTATCTGGACTCAACGCAAGCCTTAGTGGACGCTGTATATACAATGCAGTTGTCATCCTCGCCGCCCTTCATCGCATGAAACGTGGACAGTTTGATCCGAGGCGGTGACAGAAGGTCCTCGCCCCTACGCTGGATCGCATCAATATAGTTGCGCTCAGAAACACTGACCCTGAGTACGTTATACGCAGATATCTCCGCCCCTTTTAGCAATCCGTAATCCGATTGGAGTTGTTGCATTCCAACCTCGGCCTCCGGATGGATCGCATCCAGCAGTTTGGTAGCACCCCGCCTTAGAGCAGCGTCTTCCCCCTGCTTGGGCAACCCAGTGTACAACTGGCGCAGCCGCTGCAATCCTATCGTCTTGTCTTGGCACAGGTCCTCCCACGCTAGGATGTTCCCGACCAACTTCTCTGATATGCTAGCATAGCCCTTCATGGAAAACTTAAAGCCGGAGGCCCGAAACCATTTGGCTAGCTCTCGAACCTGATAGTTTGTTCGCGCCATCACGGTCCATGACCCCTCGTTCACGGGGATATCTTCCAGATGGTAGACGTAATCAACCAAGCCCTCTTCTTCACGGGGCTGGAACTCTTTCTCCAATCGCCCAGTGATGCGCCGTGAGACGGTGTTAGCCAGACGGTGGACAGACCTTGGGATGCGGTAGGACTGAGTGAGCCTCTCAACTTGGTTCGAGGATTGGATAAACAAATCAACCTCAACCCCGGTCCAACGGTGTACGGCTTGATCGTCGTCGCCCGCAATGATCACCTTGTCTGCCCGTTCAGCAATCTTCTTCGCCATCTCCCACTGCAAAGGCGTGAAGTCTTGAGCCTCGTCAATAAACAGATAGTCCAAGCCAGGGGGATCCCCGATGTCGATGTACTTCTCGATCATGTCAACGAAGTCATACTTGCCCATCACCGACTTGTACTCGTTCATCTGCTCGTGGAGTTGGACCAACTTGGGGTAGAACAAATCCCTGTTCCCCTCCTTGTTGAACTCTTGCTCCAGTGTAACCATCCGATACCGAGCGCGGTGCTCTAGCTGGAGGTACTGGGACCCCGATCCACCGATGGTGGGCATGGATACACCGTCATCAATGCTGGTTTTGTCGTCCCCCTCAAAGGTCAGACCTATCTTACTGCCTAGATCAGCATAGTCCTCGGTGCTCAAAACGTCCTGCTTTTGCAGACCCAGACCGTTAAACCCAAACGAGTGACTCGTCCGCATGTGCGGAAAGTCTTTGGGTGTCAGGTTGAACTCAGCGCAGGCACGAGAAACCATCTCTTCGATAGCCTTGCGGGTAAACGAAATGACGCCGATGCGGGAAGGGTGTGTGCCGTTGGCAAGTGCAGCCTTGATCTCTCGGATCAAACGGTGCGTCTTGCCGCAGCCTGGAGGCCCCAAGATCAGAAGTGAGTTGTCAATCCCCACTGACCAGCCATCGTAGAGCGCAGTCATAGCTCCTTCCCCCTCGGCCTGCTGCTCACCCAATCCTCAATCTCGGACAGAACCCAGCGGCTAGACGAACGCTTGTTGTGTTCGCTGCCCAGTACAACAGGGAGTGGGAAGTCGGGGGTTGTTTGAGCCAACTTGTAGACGTACGACTTGGATACCCCCAACAGGTCCGCAACTTCTCCTACCCGCAGGAGTCTATTAGAATGGGATGTCATCGTTCATCTCCCTTATTGGTAATTCAATGTGATCGTCTTCAAAGGATGGGACTGCCCAGCATCGAAGCGTTGTTCTTCTTCCGTCGGACTTCTTAATGTTTTCTCGGCTTTGGTCCCCGCCAACGTCCTTGATCAGTTGGATCAACTGCCCACGGTTCTCTACCTTGAACCTACGGTGGTGCAGGTACTCTATCAAACCTTCCAGTTTGAACTTGGTTACCCCAGCATCGGTCCACGGTTTGTTCATCTCCATCTCTTCAGGAGCCATAGCCCTGATGTGGCTGGTGCAATAGGACTTGAGGTGGTCTTTGAACTGGCCCTTGATCGTGGCTTCCTCCGGCACTTCGATAACCGTAGCGCCTTGCATCAACTGGTTGACCATCTGCTGCCACTTCTGAGGCTTGACTGTAGGAGGCATCAAGTTCATCTGCTCCATGCATGCCCGCTGCCACAGGATCTGATTCTGCAACTGCTCAGTGGACAACTGAATCCTCGCGCCGTTGACATCCATGAAGTACACGCGCGGCTCGGACAACATGATCGTCAAGCCTCCAACCGAGGGCATGTCAGGCGCATCAGTGCTAATCCCAAACTTCCTGCTCGCGCAGAGGGTCGGGTCGCAGTAACTCTTGAATGGTTCTTCCTTGCACTTGTACGCAAAGTCTTTCCGGTCAAGCGACTTGCCCAGGTTGATCACCTCTACAGACGGCAGCGGCTCAGAGCACAGCGTCCGGTTGAACTCTTCCAACTTACTCTTCCAGTTGTCGGGGTCCGACAGCTTGGCATAGATGCCGCACTGGTACATGCATGTATTGCGTGGCGTATCAATTGGCCCATCCGCGAACAGATGCTCAAGGCAGGGCGGTCCATCGGTGAAGTACTTGCGCTTCCCAGCAAACCGAAAGCCCTCGAGGTCGGACTCAGACACACGGGCCTTGTCCACCGCATCTAAGAACTCGTCTAACTCAAGCGCCTCGGTGTGTGAGTTAAAGCAATAACGCTGGGGCATCTCGGCGTTGAAGTAGGGCATGTTGATAAAGTTGCCCACGTCTCCACGCTCCGCGATGATCGTGTCTTGCTTCGGGAATATCTCGCAGCCGCTAAAGCCCAGAGCAATAGACATCTCTGTCAGGTAATCCCTGATGTTGGCTGCAGGGGCCCAGTCTTTTAGAAACAGATATAGGTGAGCGCCGCCCGACTTAGATCGGCAGTGCATCAACGGCAATTTCAGCTTCTGGATTTTAGCTTGGAGTTCATTGTGGTTCAGGTCATAGACATCGATGTCCAGAGCCGCAAACTTGCACATGTTCTCTTCATTAATCGGGATCGCACCAACGCCCTGCTTCCCATCTATGTGGGATTGAACGAGCTCCTCGGTCAAAGGAGAGCGAACGATCATACTCTTGGATTCTGCCTTGCCGTTTCGTCCAATGCGACCGACAGTGGTCGTGCCGTGTGCAGCCTTTGCACCAACGAATACTGCAAGCAATCTCTTTGCTTGTGTCATGTACTGCTCCTGTTGTGAAAAAGGGAGAGACGTTACCCGCGCCTCTCCCGAGGCTGCTTAAAACGGGATGTCGTCATCCTGTTGTACAGAAGAGGCAGTGGGGACACGCTCCTCTGAAGCAGCTTTCACTTCGCCCGCAGCGACACTGTCGCGGAAGGCTTTGGCTTCAAGCATAAGATCGCGGCTACCTACAAGACCGACCTTCTCGACAGAAGGCGTGAACCATGTGCCTTGGTCATTGCTCTCTTCAACAGTGGTGATCTTCCACACTGTAGCGAACAGCGGAGGTACAACCATGGCCCCTGTCTTCGGGTTCTTGATCTTCTGCATTGCAATCTGGGTCTTCCAACGACGGCTGACCTTTAACTGCGTAGACTTCATGTCGATAACAGCAGGCTGATACGCGCCGTCTCCACCCAATACCAAGCAGTAGTGCTGGTCTGACTTGACCAACTCGTTGCCTGTTGGAAGGATTTCCTTGGACCCAACGCGCGAGGTGCGCTGAAGGATCGGATCAGTAGGGTTGATCTCGCCGCGGAATCCGCCGCCTTGGTCACGAGGTGTGAACTCAAGATACTTGGTGGTCTGGTAGCACGGTATGATAGTCACGCCGTCATCGCCCTTCCAGACTTCGCCAGTCACAGTGTTGAACATATCTCCCTGCTCCGCACCCTCGATGTACTCAGGCTTCTTCTTGCCAAGCTGTGGGGACAACGCTTGTAGTGCCCGAACAAACGGGATCTGCATTTCATCTGCGCCAAAGGCAGCACCCTCGCCTGCAAACTCAAGGATGTCATCCATGATGTCTGTGCTTAACTCTGCATTCTTTTTTGTTGCTACTTGATT